TTATTTGTTTTTATTGAAATTATACTTATTCATGAAATCTGCGTAGCTTTTGCGTAGCCTTTGCAGTCCTAACCTGGACTCGGAATGGATTCGATTGAACTCGATTCTAAAAGTTGAACTAGGTCCATTTTCAGTTTTACTTTGGAACCTTATTAATTGTAAGGTGCATCTGAATCTTATTGTTTTTTTATTTCCAGAAATATCTTCATATTTAATGTTTAGTTGTCCTGCATCCATTACATCAAAAAAAGCATCATGTGACGCAGTTTCTGAACATGCCATTTCAGACAGCAATAAAAGTATCAATGCTGGGAATTCTATTTTTGAAGGAGTGTTTTCTTGTGTCACTGGCATAATATATTCAAGTTCTTTATGCTCTCTTTTTATCCCATAATACTTTGAAATCCCGTATCTGTAAAACTGGAAGTATACGAAATCTGACTCCTTGTCATCAGATAATTCAAAGTATCTTTCTCCTGTTTGAGATTGTTTTTTTAACAGGGCATGCATTTGATTTTGATTAATTTCAATGATATCTGAACGCTTAGCTGTACTTTTATAGTCGAAAGTCCAATTGTAATTTATGTTCAAAGCTGTACCTAACCCAACGTTTTTTATTGTAATCGGTATGTCATTGTAAAAATCCGTATTTTCAAATTTTAATCTAAAAATGCTATCTGAGGTATGTAGGGTTTTTACTTCTTTCGAATTAATAATTAGTTGTGGTTTGGTCAAAATTGTTCTTTGTAGCATGGTTTGTTTTACGGCGAAGAAAGCTGCAACTGCTGAAGCAGTTGTTGCAATAAATCCACCTATTGTAACCCAACTTTCTGCCGCCATGTGATCCATCCTCACTCTACAAGAAAGTGAGGATTATCATTTATATACTCTTTTTATTCAATATTTTGATGGATGTTGAGTTGTCATATTCTTTAAGATAACGACCATAATGTCGGAAGAGCATTTCCGGTCCTTTATGGCCCATTTGGGTTGCTAACCAGAATAGGTTGGCCCCACGGCTGATATGGCTGGTGGCGAATGTATGCCTTGTCTGATATGGGTTACGGTAGCGGATGCCTGCTTTTCGCAAAGTCGGCACCCATGCTTTTTTTCTAATCGCATCGGCGTTGGCCCACGGCTTATTGGTCTTTGGGTCTTCAAAGATAGTAGCGTCCTTCATGAACGTGTACGGTTTCTGATTTATCAGAGCTGACATTGCTTCATCTGTCAGTTCAACTTTACGGGTACCTGCTTTTGTCTTCGTCCCTTTTATCACACCAACAACACTGGCGCTCTGGACGTGGGCTGTCTTCCCTACAAAGTCAATATCACCCCAACAAAGAGCACACAGTTCAGAACTACGCAGCCCGGTTTGTATCGCGAACCTGAAAAGATTCTCCCACTGCTTATTGCCAGCAGCGGAGAGCAAAGCGTCAACTTCTGCTGGTGATAGCGGATCAACCACATATCTACTTTCTGCCTCTGATTTATCACTTTGGTATCGTGAGGCTGTTACCAGTGATACAGGGTTAATCTGAAGTACACCATCCGTCACTGCCTCATCCAAAGCAGAGCGTAGGAATGACAGTTGGTTTCGGATAGTTTTCAATGTCGTTTTCTGGCTCTGGATCCATGTCTTCAATGCTGCCGGCGTCAACTCACTTGCAGGAAAAATATGAAGTGATGACAGCGCGCTTCGGCATTTCTTATATCCACCAATTGTTGAAGGGGATAGTTTCCTTGTTTCGCATATCAACAGATACTCGTCCAGGTACATCTTCACTGTTTTGCCAGTGGCAGCGTTGCCGAAAATTTTTAGCCGGGTAGAACGGGGAAAGTATTCCGCATAAACAAATGTTCCCCTTTCTATTTTGTTGTGGATTTCGCCGAGTGTGCGCTCGGCGTATTTGATATTTTTAGGGGTTACGTCCAGATTAGAAAGGGGCTCACGGCATTTAACCCCTTTATAAGTGAAGGTAATATTGATGGTTTCACCGTTGCGATGTTTCCTTATGGTTACGCCGCGCGGGAGTTTAGGCGATTCTGTCTGGCCCATTTTGCAACCTCACTAAGATCAATCCATCTCTCCTTAACGCCTTCGATTTTCAGCACCTGAACCCCTTCACGCCACAAACCACGTTGTACGCGCTTGTTGATCGCATCAGGAGTTTCGCCTGTCTCTTTGCAATAAGTTGAAATGGGAACACAATCGAGGTTCAGCATAGTCATCTCCACTTAGCCCGGCTGCACCCGGGCTGTAACATCAAATATTAGTTTCTATGGTTATTTATAATCATATTGTTTAACTTCCTTTTTTCATTACCTTTTCTGCTACTCCGGCAATTGCTTCAAGTCCATCAAACATTGCAGGTATATTATTTTCATTTGTTTGTATTGGACTAAAAATCAGTGCATCAAATGAATCCAGAACATTCTCTATATCAATGTTATTTTTTCTTCTGTACTCAACATAGCCATCAATGAAAGCACACAAACTGAGTCTTAATTCGATCTGCATTAATTGCGTTCTCAGAGCTTTTGCTTCCAAGTATGATAGTCTGAAAAAATAAATTATTGCCATCTCAATTGTAAGGAATGGCAATATTATAAAAATGGTTGAATAATCTTTCGGGTATAAGTTAGGGAAGCAGAAGTGTAGTATTACTGCTATTACTGGTGCAATAAAAATAGTGCCGAATAAATTTTTATAATTCATTTCCGTTGATGATAATTCTTTTTCTTTTTTATTCTTAATTCTATCAAAACCATTGCTTAGTCCAACGAAATTATATTCTGATTTCAGGTTTTTTACACGTTCTTCTAAGGCTTTAATTTCGATTATTGATTCTTTTACATAATCTAAATTTGATTCTGCCTCTTGTTTTCCATCAATGATGGTTTTTTTAATACTATCATAATTATCTGATATCATCTGTAAAGATGCTTCTGAACTTTTTTTAATGTGGTGAATTGCTAAGGTGCTGTTTTCTGATATTTCATTTAATACTTTTCCTTTACTTGAATCCAGTTCGGATATGAAGTTCCGGGCGCTAATAAAATCATCACTATTCAACAACCATTTCATTAGAGCGATAGGTAATTTATCACGAATCCAAGAAAAATCTACATTTGGATTGTCGTCTGCAAAAGCATTATCAAGTGATGTTAGTGTTTTGTTAGTTATATGATTATTATTGAGGGTCGAAAGTGTTCCAGTCCAGAAATAATATTCATATAATAACCTCAATAAGTTTGATAAAAACACAATCCTATTTGATTTGTAATCAGATAACTTAAACTCAATTAAGGTGGCGAAATTTTCCTGATTGAACCGAGTGTTCGCGTCTAAATGTTGAGGGTTGTTGTTAATAATGGCAGTAAAACTTGACCATGCGTTATTTAAGGTGCGATATAATAAGGCGTGATTTTTACGCCTAGTATCTGATGATGACTTGGAAATTTTCTCAAGTCTTATCAGGTCATTATTTATAGCGACATTAGTTTCTTTTATATTGTTTATGATAGTTATATCAGTGTATAAGCCCATTTTGCATACCTTTGCTTTGAACTATGTTAGGTTATTTTTTGAAGTTTGGATCTTACAATAGAACGCAAATTTATGCTTTAAAAATCCCAGCGGCGGCTGGGATTTAATGCTGAGCAATTACGCTTTAAAGTTACCGATGAAGGTTTCTACTGATTCACCGTCGAATTTACTGATCAGCAGATCGCGAAATTCGTTGGCGATCGCTTCTTCCTGGGCTTCCAGTTGGACGATACGCAGAACAAAGCTCGGCTCATCACCGGTCAGCAGGCTGTTACGCAGACTAAAGCGACGCTCGCCAAGCCCTTCATACGGCACACACTTGAACTCGAACGCCACCGGCATGACTTCTTTGCTGCTGGCTTCAACGCTTTGCATGAGTGAGCGTTTACCTGCAAAGTCACCTGTTTCATGATCCTGCTGGGTTGCAGACTGGATAGTGATACGGCGTACAGCCTGGGCGGCCTGGGAAATTTGCATCGTATTGCCATCAGCATCGAACGCCAGCAGATAATCGCTCCAGTCTTCCAGCCATTCGGCGATTTGCTTTTGCTTCAGGCGTTGACCATCGATCTGCAGCAGCGCGCGGAACGGGGCAGTTTTCTTCAGGGTGATAGCGGCAACGTTATCGGCATGTCCTGGATTGTTCAGGGAGCCGATATTGAATACCGAGCGGGCAGTCATGTTGTCAGCGTCAATAAAGCAACGGGCTGGTTCGGCGGCGTTGGCGTAACCCTTCGAGTAACGAGCGAAGTCGTCAATGCTGGTCGTGGTCATTGCGCCGCGGAATCGGAAACGCTCCAGAGAAAAACGCTCGAGGCTTTCTACGCTGGTTCCTTGAGGTAACAATGCGGTTGGACATGCCAGATCCTGAATATCATTCAGATGGTAGCCAGAAAGAACCAGGTCTTTTACCTGCTGAAATGTGCCGTTGTCTAACTGAGACATAGAAATTCCTTATTAACTGATGATCGAAGTGGTATCAGTGAATTTGTCGCTGCGGATCACTGAGCCGCTTTAAGCTTTCCGTCCACCGCGCCGGTGATCCCGAACAGTTGCCCCTGATCCTCCTGGAGGATAGTGAGCTTCCCGCCTTTGTTGACCCACATAGGGGTTTCGGTTGTGTCCTCTTCGGACGCTTTTCCGCGTGGCGTCGGGGTGCTGTAGTTCAGCTTGTGCTTGATCTTGACGCGCTTCTCTTCGACGGAGTTACCCATACGCTCAAAATCAAAGGTGAGGACTACCTTGCCTTTGTTGCCGTTGTTCAGAACTCCGAGCGCGGTAGTATTCAGCGCTGCAGCGATCTTGTTCATGAACACGCCGGCATCCAGTTCGCCCAGGAAGTCGGGCACTACGGTCATGCGGTCATTACTCATCGTTTTAACCCTCGAGTTGGCGGTCGCTACCGCCAGTTAGTTTCTCCACAAAACAGACAAGAGCACCTGCGGCTGCAACCGCCCGGGTGGATTGGGTTATGAGCCCGTCACCCGGTGATGCCCTTGTCTGTTTTGTAAAAAAGGCGGTACCGAGGTAGAACATTATCTTCGTCCCCCTTTTGTCAGGTTGAAGACCCTGGTACCGCCAAGACTACACACAGCTTTCTTACTTCCTGGTACCACGCTGGCTACGTGATTGGGTTGTGGCGCCAGATGCTTATCTTCTGGTTACCTCTAAGGGCTGCAATTCACCACAACTGCAAGCGCACTCCGCCGTTTCACACCTGTCACCCATAACTGGTAAGTGAAGGAGTGCGCTTGCATGTTGTGCCCTGAAAAGGCTGGCTGACACCCTCAAGGGGAAAGTGAACAGCCAGAACAGGGAACTTTCCGTGGTAACCAATGGTTCCTACGGTGTAATTGAAATGTACCTTTAGTTACCATTGCGGTCAAGAGTGTAATGTACTTTTTGTTACCTTTTGGTGTAAAAAAAAGCCAGCGGGACCGCTGGCATTACATGATGGGGTTAGGACTATAGGTTTTGCGTAATCTGAACAACCTTTCCAACGATTCTGCAATTTCCGTCAATCTGAATGGGTTTAAACGCAGGATTAAGTGGCATGAGATACGCAAAAGGGCTATCCCATACTAACTTTTTCACCGTAGCTTCAGCGGAACCATCCAAAACAGCAACTACGATCTTCCCATAAAGGTCATCTAGCTGACCATAGTGTGGTTCAACGATTACGATAGAGCCTTCAGGTATTGAAGGTAGTCCATGTGGGTTTGTCATCGATTCGCCGCGAACGACTAGACCAAAAACTTCATCAGAAACATTAGCAGTTGTTTGAGTCCAAGAAATCACATCAGTCAGCCTTGAGCATGCATAGGTATCAGTCCACAGGCCTGCCTGCACAGCAGAAATAATAGGGACGGCGGTTGGTGATTTTAAGTATGGCACTAATTTTGTGTCATCAACTTTTCCATCATCGCCCTGACCATAGAGAATCCATTTCGGGGTAGTTTGTAGCGCCAGCGCTAACTGATGAAGGTTCTCTCCATCTGGTTTTGTGGTTCCGCTTTCCCATTTTGTTACAGATACACGGCTAACCCCCAGCTTTTTAGCTAGGGTCTGCTGCGTTATGTCGAGCTGTACACGCCTTGATCTGATCCGGTCTTTCATCTCTGTTTTCATGTAACGAATGTTACATTGTTTTCCTGTAACTGTTGTTTGCTATTTGATGTACCTTTTGTTACCTTTAGGTCGTAGGTTAACCAGGAGGGAACATGCGTAAATTAGAAGTTCTTGAGCATTTTGGCGGTGTATCCAAAACCGCATATGCGCTCGGTATTTCTCACCCAGCAGTTTGCAGATGGGGTGAAGTCATTCCAGAGAAACAGGCCTTTGTGATCGAACGAATCACAAAAGGCAAATTGAAATATGACGCTGGTCTTTACCAAAAGACTACAGATTCAGCAGCCTAAACGTAACCACAGAAGAGAGGTACAAACCGTGGGAAATGAACCGGAATGGAAAGTTGATAAGCAACCATCCTGGCTGGTGGGCGCAATCAAAAAGACGATCACCGAATTGCCTGGCGGTTATGCCGAGGCTGCTGAGTGGTTGGGCGTTACTGAAAACGCACTGTTTAACCGCCTTCGGGCTGATGGTGATCAGATCTTCCCGCTTGGCTGGGCAATGGTCTTACAACGTGCTGGTGGTTCAACCCATATCGCTGATGCCGTTGCGCGCCATTCTCAGGGCGTATTTGTACCGCTGGCAGATGTTGATGATCTCGATAACGCCGATATCAACCAGCGTCTGATGGAGTCCATTGAGTGGATTGGTCGTCATTCAAATTTTGTACGCAAGGCCACAGCTGATGGGGTAATTGACGCAGATGAGCGGGCTCAGATTGAGGAGAACAGTTATCAGGTTATCGCGAAGTTTCAGGAGCACGTAACGCTTCTTTATCGAGTTTTTTGTGTCGCTGAAAAGAGTGACGCCCGCGAGTGTGCAGCTCCGGGCGCCGTGGCGTGTCGTATCAGTGGAGAAACTAACGCATGAACAGTTTAACGGTAAAGAACCGCATACCGCAACTACGTGCATACCCTGTTCGGGGTTACATCATGTTTCGGTATGAGCGCATGGTATCAGGCCGCTGGGTTCCCTGTAACCACAGTCGGGCGATGGCAATTGTGGGGGTATGGCGCCGTAGAGGGGAATCCTTATGCGAGAACTTAACCGATGGTTCAAAGACCACTATGGAATCCCCGTTCGCGTTATCCGATGGGAACCGGAAACCCGCCGCGTTATCTACCTGCGTAAAGGCTATGAGCATGAGTGTTTCAGCCCGCTTGAGCAGTTTCAGCGAAAGTTCAGGGAAGTAGAGGGCGACTATGAGCACTAAATTAACAGGCTATGTATGGGATGCCTGTGCAGCGTCGGGAATGAAGTTATCCAGCGTGGCTATCATGGCGCGCCTGACTGATTTCAGCAATGACGAAGGTGTCTGCTGGCCTTCCATCGAAACAATTGCGAGGCAGCTTGGCGCAGGCGTCAGCACTGTCAGAACGGCAATAGCGAAGCTTGAAGCCGATGGCTGGTTGTCACGCAAAGCGCGGCGACAGGGCAACCGAAATGCTTCCAATGTTTATCAGTTGAATGTGGCAAAACTCCAGACAGTTGCATTTGCTCACCTGTCAGATTCTGACCCGTCAAAATCTGACGCATCAAAATCTGACCCGTCAAAATTTGAGGCGTCAAAATCCGGTCAGAATGGCGGTTTTCACCCGTCAGAATCTGGCGGGGATCCGTCAGTAAATTCAACTACTGATCCGTCAGGTAAAAAACCTTCTTGTCCGGTTGCGTCGCAACCAGACCCTGAAGTTGTGATCACTGATAACGCCATTCTGGTTTTAACCCATTTGAACCAGGTCAGTGGCTCCCGCTATCAGAAATCTAAAACCTCCTTGGAAAACATTCGTGCTCGTCTGCGTGAAGGTTACAGCGTTGCTGACCTGCAACTGGTTATCGACCTGAAACACGAGCACTGGCACGGCAACGATGAGCAGTACCAGTACATGCGCCCTGAAACGCTGTTCGGCCCGAAGAAGTTCGAAGGCTATCTGCAGAGTGCCACGCGCTGGGAAAGCCGTGGGCGACCAGCCAGGGAAGACTGGAATAAGACAAAAAGACAGGCCACGCAACTGAATGGCTACAGCCAGGACGCTGATGTTGATACCGCTGAGCGTGATCTTGCCTGGCGTCGATACCATGACCTTGAAGCTAATAACGAGCCGAAAAGCGAAGTTGAAGTATTGGTCCGTGCAAAAGCTGATCGTGATGGACTGAAGGCAAAAGGCTATAACCACGGTCTGGCGCAGTTTGGGTGGAACAACATCTGGTCAACCGAGGCAGGGAAAGGAGTGTCATCATGAATATTAGTTCCTACAGCCTGGCACTGGCCTCACTGCGAAGCAAACCAGCCCATGAACTGAAAGAGGTTGGCGATCAATGGTGTACTCCGGATCTGTTGTTTTGGGGGATCAACTCAATATTTGGGCCGTTGGTTCTGGATCTGTTTGCTGACGACGATAACGCGAAGTGTCCTGTCTGGTACACCGCCGAAGATAATGCGCTGACTCAGGACTGGTCTGAACGGCTGGAGGAACTGGGCGGTGCCGCGTTTGCGAATCCACCCTATAGCCGCTCTCAGTACCATGAAAAGCAAGCGATCACTGGCATGACCCACATCATGGATCACACAATGGAGATGCGTGAAAAGGGTGGGCGTTACGTGTTCCTCATTAAAGCGGCGACAAGTGAAACATGGTGGCCGGAAGACGCCGATCACATCATGTTTATTCGTGGTCGTATTGGCTTCGATCTCCCTGTGTGGTTTGTTCCTGCTGACGACAAGCAGAAGCCCACTGGTGCTTTCTTCGCTGGCGCTATAGCTGTCTTCGATAAGTCCTGGCGCGGTGAGCGTTTCAGTTACATCAGCCGCACCGAACTGGAGGCAAAAGGGAAGGCATTTATGTCGCTGGTAACGTTTGCGGCTGGCAAGGCCCGGCAGGAAGAAGCAGTACAGCCAACTGCGCCGCTGGTATTGCCAGAAGTTGAATCGCGTATCTGGCCTCTCGAGGTTGGTCTGGTGTTTAACCAGGTGGATGGCGTTGACGCCCTGACTGAGTCACAGCAGAACAAGCTGAAAGGCAATATCAATCAGCTATGGCTTGAACGTATGCCCACTAGCGAGATCATTGCCGTTGCCTCTGGTCTTGCCAGCAGCATGCAGGGGGTAACTCATGCGTGAGATTATCGTTGATAACTTTGCTGGTGGTGGTGGCGCGTCAACCGGTATTGAAATGGCGATTGGTCGCAGCGTTGATATCGCGATCAACCATGACGAGAACGCGATCGCGATGCACAAGACGAACCACCCGGACACGCTCCATTACTGCGAATCCGTATTTGAAGTGGATCCGCGCGCGGCGACGGGCGGGTTACCAGTTGCCCTGGCATGGTTCAGTCCTGATTGTCGCCATTTTTCGAAAGCCAAAGGTGCGAAGCCAGTAGAAAAAGCGATTCGTGGTCTGGCCTGGGTTGTTCTGCGCTGGGCACTCAATGTTAAACCGCGAGTGATGAAGCTGGAGAACGTCGAAGAGTTCAGAACGTGGGGACCGTTGATTGAGATCCCGCCAAAACCCGATATGCCAGAATTGCTGATGCGTGAATTTACGGGACCAGTCTTCCCTGGCTATAGCCGTCCGGATCCTGCGCGCGCTGGCGAAACTTTCGAGGCGTTTATCGACATGCTGACTACCGGCATTCCTGCAAATCATCCGGCGCTGGTGGAGTGCTGTGAATTCCTGGGTATCCCTCTCGACAGCGAGGACGCCGCCAGACTGGTAAAAGGTCTGGGTTATGTCGTTGAGTATCGCGAACTGCGCGCCTGTGATTACGGTGCGCCGACGATCAGAAAACGCTTCTTCATGGTTATGCGCTGTGACGGGAAACCGATAGTGTGGCCGGAGCCAACACACGGGGATCCGAAGTCACCGGCGGTTCAGGCTGGCAAGCTGTTGCCGTGGCGCACCGCTGCGGAGTGCATCGACTGGACTATTCCTGCGCCGTCGATCTTCGACCGCAAAAAGCCCCTGGCAGTGAATACGCTCAAGCGCATCGCGCGCGGCATTCAGCGTTTCGTTATCGACAGCGCGTCACCATTTATCGTGAAGTGCAACCATACCAGCACCAAAACGCATTACGACTGCTTCCGGGGCCAGTCGCTGGAAGAACCGCTGCAGACAATCACCAAAACACATGGCTATGCAATCGCGGTACCGCACCTGACGAAGTTCAGAACAGGCGCGACAGGGCAGGATGTCACACAACTAGTCCCGACAATCACCGCAGGCACGTCACGGCGCCCGGGCGGGAATGGTCATGCCCTCGGCGTCGTTGAGACCGCGCTTACACCGTTCCTGGCCGGTAACGGCGGTAGTGAGTACCAGGCAAAGCCGCGCCCGCTGGATAAACCCGCTCACACCATCCTGAAACAGTCTCGTGCCTGTCTGGTTGCGCCAGTTATCGCTCGCCAGTTTGGGGCCAGCATCGGTCACCGGGCAGACGAGCCGAGTGCGACGATTACGGCGGGCGGCGGTGGTCATTCACAGCTGGTGACGCCAACGTTGATACAGATGGGGTACGGCGAAAGGCCGGGGCAGGACCCGCGCGTGTTTCAGCTTGAAAAGCCGCTGGGGACGGTAACCGCTGGTGGTAACAAGTTCGCCGTGGCCAGCGCATTTCTGGCGAAGCACTACGGCGGCAACTATACGGGGCCGGGCGTCGGGCTGGATGAACCAGTCCACTCGGTGACAACTGTCGATCACCATGCGGTGGTGGCTTCCCACCTGGTAAAACTGCGCGGCACCTGTCGCGATGGTCAGCCCACGAGTGAACCAATGCCGACAGTTACGGCCGGCGGCCTGCATGTCGGGGAAGTCAAAACCACACTGGCGGTCGAAGACTACGATGAACAGCGCGCACAGCAGGCGCTGGCGTTCCTGCGTGAATACTGCGGCGAGGAATGCACCGGGATGGTCGACATCGATGGGATAACGTACCGCATCGTCGATATCGGTATGCGTATGCTTCAGCCGCACGAGCTTTACCGCGCACAGGGCTTCCCTGACTGGTACATCATCGATCAGGATTATCGCGGCAAGCGCTACGCCAAAGATAAACAAGTGGCCCGCTGCGGCAATGCAGTCCCGCCACCGTTCGCTGAAGCGCTGGTGCGCGCCAATCTGCCAGAGCTATGTGTAAGCAAGGAGGAACAGGCAGCATGATGAACTTAACGGCTCGCCAGCAGCATGTACTGGATACCCTGATCAGCTTTCAACGCGAGCATGGCTATCCTCCAACTAATACAGAACTTTCTGGACTGCTGGGATGCAGTTCCCCAAATGCCGCTGCGGATCATCTGCGCGCGCTGGAGAGGAAAGGGGCTATCACCCTGACGCGTGGTGTCTCGCGGGGAATTGCCATCAACGATCCGGAGAACGCTGCTGATGCGGATTCCCTGCTGCATGCGCTTGTGAATGGTGAAGATGGTGCGAAGGACTGCGCAATCGCCTATCTCAAAAACAAGGGGATCCGGGTATGAAACTGGTGCTGCCGTTTCCTCCAAGTGTGAACACGTACTGGCGCGCCCCGAACAAGGGGCCGCTTGCCGGCCGTCACCTGATAAGTGCCAAAGGTCGCCAGTTCCAGTCGTCAGCATGTGCGGCAATCATTGAACAACTGCGCATGCTCCCTAAGCCGTCATCGTCACCGGCGGCTGTCGAAATAATCCTGTTCCCGCCGGACAACCGGATCCGGGATCTGGATAACTACAACAAAGCGCTGTTTGACGCTCTTACCCATGCGGGGATCTGGGAGGACGACAGCCAGGTAAAAAGAATGCTGGTGGAGTGGGGGCCAATTATCCCGAAGGGGAAAGTGGAAATCACGATCACCAAATTTGAACCGGGGGCGGGTGCAGCCGCCTGATAAGTGGAGAGCAATTATGAATCAGTTAGCAACCGCGGCGTTAACCATGTCCAGCAGTGATATCGCTGATTTAGTGGAATCACGTCATGACCACGTTAAGCGCTCGATTGAACGGCTGGCAGAACGTGGTGTTATTAAACTCCCCCCGATGGGGGAAGTTAAAAATCACCTCAATCAGTCTGTAGCCGTCTACCTGATAGGAAAGCGGGATAGTTATGTGGTTGTGGCTCAGTTGTCGCCTGAGTTTACTGCGCGGCTTGTTGATCGATGGCAGGAACTGGAGCAGGCGCAACAGCAGGCGATACCCCAGTCATTCTCTGAAGCACTGCGGCTTGCCGCCGATCTGGCGGAGCAAAAGCAAAAACTTGCCACTGAACTGGCTGCTGCGGCGCCAAAGGTGGAATTTGTAGATCGCTACTGTTCTGCCAGTGGGTCAATGTCGTTCCGACAGGTGGCAAAATTACTTAAGGCAAAGGAAAACGAATTCCGCCTGTTTCTGATTGATCGCGGCATCCTTTACCGCCTGGGAGGTACGCTTACACCGATGGCGGCGCACATTGATGCTGGACGATTTGAGGTTAAGACGGGAACCTCTGTCACTTCAAACCACGCTTTCAGCCAGGCGCGGTTTACTGCTAAGGGGGTACGCTGGATCGGCGGTCTATGGGCGGAACATATTGCTAAGGGACAGGCAGCGTGAGGGCTCTTTTAACACCTGAAATAGCCCACCGAATGGGGATTGTACTTTTCCGGCCTGGTGCTGACCTGATGCCGCTATTTATGCGCGGTCGGGTTTTACTCGAGCCAGAACCTGAAAGCATGGCCTCTTATGCGACTGGCATTGTGCCGGCAGCGGTTCAACCACTGGCAGACGATCCGGTAATGAGCGAGATATTCGAGGATCATCGCGTTATACAGCGCGCTGGCGGATTGTCTTCGCTTGATACCTGGCTAAATGAAAAGTTCGAATGCCAGTGGCCCCATTCAACATGGCACGACAAGAATTTCACGATAATGCGGCATAAACCTGGAAGCATCCGGTTGTGCTGGTACTGCGACCACACCCTCGCTGGACAATACACGAAACAGCTTGCAGGTATAGCCAGCAAAAACCTGGTATCCTGGATCATGTCAGTCATCCGTACGGATTTAGGTTTTCCAGAGTCGCATGTACTGACCCTCCCGGAGCTGTGCTGGTGGATGGTCAGAAATGATCTGGGCGATGTTATTCCTGAAAGTGTTGCGCATAAGGCGCTGAGATTGCCGGTTGAAGAACCGAAATCGATCATGCGAGAAAGCGATATTGTGCACTCGTTACCGGCCACCAGCATTGTGCAGGAGAAGGCGAAGAAGGTACTGACACTCAGGATTGATCCGGAATCGCCGGAAAGCTTCATGCTACGCCCGAAGCGGAGACGCTGGGAAAATGAGAAATACACGCGCTGGGTGAAGGCCCAGCCGTGCGCCTGCTGTGGTAAGCAGGCAGATGATCCGCACCACCTGATAGGCCACGGTCAGGGCGGCATGGGGACAAAAGCGCATGACCTCTGGGTGTTGCCTTTGTGCAGAAAGCATCACGACGAGTTACATGCGGATACCGTGGCATTCGAAGAGAAATACGGCTCCCAACTGGAGTTGATATTTCGTTTTATCGACCGCGCGCTTGCAATTGGCGTGTTGGCATAAGTGGAGAAAAAAATAATGACGCCTCGTCAAAAACGTTCGCATCGGGCAGCGCTGGAAAAGGCAGCGATAGCGCCGCGCAAAAGCTGGTTGGGGAAAAGCATGCTCCTGACCGATATTCAGTCTGGCTGGATCAAATCTCTTCTCGCTGTATGGGGGGAAAGCGTTCGCGGTGGAGTTGCCCCCAGAAAACCATGCGGACATTCATGCTGGAACGTAATCAGGGGGCGGAACTGGTCTGATAAAGCACTGGAGCGTTTTACCGTCGCGTTGAATCAAGCGAGGGATGAGGGATTCCGTGGAGAGCAGGCGTTACGGCGGGCACGCTTAATTCTCTGGCCCGAGCCGCAGGTAAGTGTAATTGATGAGGCCATCAATAGTGATGATGTTGAGTTCGTTGAAGAATCTGTCCTTCAGGCTTTCGACCTGAATGATCCTGTTTATGTGGTTGGATGCCAGTATTACACCACACGAAAAAAAATCTCAGACATCACCAGAGAATTGCAGAGTATCGCGCCCTGGCTGACTGACGGAGAGGCCAGGAAACGAGTGCGCTGGTGCCTGGAAATCTTCAGAGCAAAGGTTTTTCTGTCCTCAAGGAAACTCTTATCCGAATAGTCACAAATGTATATTTTAGCTTTTAGTGCTATTTTCAAATGAAAGAGTTGAAAACGGGCCAGGAAGTTAGCTAATGTATTTATGCTTGGCAGAGCTGCGCCACGATGGCAGCGATGAGAAGCGACAATTTGATTATGACGAGAGCCCCGCTAGTCGGGGCTTTTGCTTTCCGGCGATACGACAGGGGTATTCGCGAGGTGCTTTGCATCAATACCCCTGTCATATCGTCGAAGATCAATCACTGGCCCCTGCGAAAGCCTGGGCTATCTGCTGTGAAAATGGGCGGCTGGTGGGTGTTAGCGCACCCGGCCAGCCATTCGCTCATGCTTTCAGGTCACAAGCGAACCAGGGCCCACTGCTTTAGCGCAAAAGCATAGTGAGCCTACCAGAGTTACGCTTACTGATCTATGGAAAATACTGTAAAAATAAACAGTGTTGAGTTAATCAACGCTGACTCCCTGCGTTACATCGCTTCTCTCCCTGATAACTCCATTGACCTTATTGTTACGGATCCACCTTACTTCAGGGTAAAACCTGAAGGATGGGACAACCAGTGGAAAGGGGATGAGGATTTTTTACGCTGGCTTGATGGATACCTGGCTGAGTTCTGGCGGGTCCTGAAACCCGCCGGTAGCCTTTACCTGTTCTGTGGGCATCGCCTTGCGTCTGATATTGAAATCATGATGCGGGAGCGGTTCAGTGTCCTTAATCACATCATTTGGGCAAAACCTTCCGGTCGCTGGAATGGCTGCAACAAAGAAAGCCTGCGGTCATATTTCCCGGCGACTGAGCGCATTCTTTTCGCTGAACATTACCAGGGCCCGTATAAGCCCAAGAGTGATGGATACGCGGAGAAAAGTAACGAGCTAAAACAGCATGTGCTGACACCGCTGATTTCGTATTTCCGTGACGCGCGTGAATCGCTGGGGGTTTCCTCTAAGCAGATTGCCGATGCGACCGGGAAAAAGAACATGGTGTCCCACTGGTTCGGTGCATCTCAGTGGCAACTGCCAGGCGAAGCGGATTACCAGAAATTACAGGAATTGTTCACCCAGGTTGCATTCGATAAGCATCGAAACAATGAGCTCGACACACCACACCACCAGCTGGTGGCCACGTGGCATTCGTTGAACCGGAAGTATTCAGAATTGCTGGAAGAGTATAGGTCTCTCCGGCGGTTCTTCTCTGTTTCAGTCTCTGTTCCTTTCACCGATGTCTGGACGCATAAACCGGTTCAGTTTTACCCCGGCAAACATCCATGCGAAAAGCCAGCAGACATGTTGCAGCAGATCATCAACGCCAGCAGCAGGCCGGGTGATGTTGTGGCTGATTTCTTCATGGGGTCGGGTTCAACCATTAAAGCGGCTATGGCGCTTGGGCGACGGGCAATCGGTGTTGAGCTGGAAACAGAGCGATTTATTCAGACTGTGGAGGAAATCCGCGCACTGAATAAGACATAACGATCATCACGTCATCCCGCTGTGGTGATCATCATCTTCAGGCTCCGGGAATCACCTTCTTTTTTCACTTTTACAAAAGAGCCCGGAAGCCTGATCTCTTTCAATCACACACAGCGCCATCCGAACTATCGGAGGTAAGAGACCATGAGAATGAATGACTACTCAGGGAACATTATCACGCAGTTCTTTGCGTGGCTGGCAGCTCTGGCATCTGTAATTGGATTTACCACACAGGACCTTGTATTCATGTTCTTTGGCGCTGTCGGCCTGCTCATTTCTCTTATCTCTTATGTAAATGGTCGAATTGACGCTCGTCGTAAACGCAAAGAAGACGAGAAGCGCACAGCCATGATCCGCGATTACCTGGATGGCATCAGTGATAAACCCATTTCTGAGCGTCCGGCTGCTGTAAGTGTTGTTGCCGACGCGCTTACTAAGGCTGGTGAATGATGGGGAACAGGGCAAAACTTAGCGCCGCCGTTCTGGGTCTGGTTCTTATCGGTGCGCCAGCGTCGGTGATTCTCGATCAGTTTCTCGATGAGAAAGAGGGAAACAGTCTGACAGCGTACCGGGATGGCGGTGGAATATGGACGATTTGCCGCGGCGCCACGATGGTCGATGGTAAGCCAGTAGTGAAGGGCATGAAGCTGACGCAGGCGAAATGTGACCAGGTAAACGCCATCGAACGCGATAAAGCGCTGACCTGGGTGGAACGAAATATCAAGGTGCCGCTGACAGAGCCACAAAAAGCAGGCATCGCATCGTTCTGCCCGTACAACATTGGTCCTGGTAAATGCTTTCCGTCCACGTTCTACAAGCGAATCAATGCCGGTGACCGTAAAGGTGCATGCGAGGCGATTCGCTGGTGGATTAAAGATGGTGGGAAGGATTGCCGGATCCGTTCCAATAATTGCTACGGGCAGGTATCCCGCCGTGACCAGGAAAGCGCGCTTACGTGTTGGGGGATAGATCAGTGAGATATTTACCGTCTGCAATCTGCATGCTCGTTGCCGGAGTTCTGGCTGCTAAAGGAAACGAAGCATGGCCCTGGTTTCTCGCAGTGGGAATGCTCCTGTTATGAATACAGCAATCCTCACTGCGATAAAGACCTGGTGGAAACCTGCTGCTGTACTCTTGCTGGTGGCCTGTGCGTTTATCGCTGGTGATGTCTGGAGCGATCGGGGCTGGGAAAAAAAGTGGGCAGAACGTGACGGCGCAGAGGCTTCACAGACAGCAAACGCGCAGACCGCCGCCCGGATGATTGAACAAGGGCGCATTATTGCCCGGGATGAGGCTGTTAAAGATGCACAAGCGAATGCCGCCAAAGCTGCTGCCATTGCTGCTGGCCTGTCTGCCACTCTTAACCAGTTGCGCACCGAAGCAACAAAACTTGCCACCCGCCTGGATGCCGCAAAGCACACCGCAGATCTTGCCGCTTCCGTCAGAAGCAAAACAGCCGGAGCCGACGGCGCAATGCTCGCCGACATGTTCGGAAGCCTTGCAGAAGAAATTAAATACTATGCTGAAATCGCTGACCATCGTTACACCGCGGGAATAACATGTGAAAGAATATATATATCGATTCAAGAAGTAAGAGAACATATCCATAATGAATTTTAATTTTTACTTTAAAAAAATCAGTGGGTTAAATTTATATATCTCTGATTAAATCAATAACACCGCCATGATTATTGGAATTGTCTGATTTTTACTGTGTGTTCAGATTGTTCTGGTATTTTTTTAACTGAATGATTTACAAGGCTTTTTTGTGATTTAGAGTTGTCTTTTGTAAATTTTTGAAAACAGGTTTTAACTTGAAATTTCGTTTTAGTATAAAGGCCTTCCTTTTAGAAGGGGAATAAGATAAAGCTAATTAATATTAATCTTCTAAACTATTATTAGTTAAGTAACTCACGCTTTTGCGTGACCATAAAAATAACCAATTATAGTTATGGTTGATTGCCACCCGGGAGTGAGTTATGTCAAAGAAATATAGATTGAATAAGGTTTTTTTTGCTGTTATATCTGCGATATTCAGTATGAATGCTTATTCATCAAATATTATTGATGGGCAAACGTTAATTGTTAATACACAAGTTACTGACACAATTACAAATGTTGGATACATAAACGAGGGTACATTAATTGTCACGTCTGGTGGTGAATTTACTACTAATTACTTGAGTGCAGGTCGTGGTGGTGGTACTGGCAACATTGAAGTTATTAACGGCGGGATTATTAATGTTAATGCCGCCAGTTCGGCATATCCGTTCAATATAGGCGGGTCCGCAGATGGTCCGGTTGGAACCACGCCGGCGTACGGCTCCTTGACGATATCAGGTGAGGGAAGTCGGGTTTTATTCAATGCGACAAGCAATAGTTCGTCAATTCGGGTCGGCGCAAGGGACGGCAGCGGGTATATCAGTATCCTCGATGGAGGAAAGTTGCTGGATTATATTACCAACACCTCTTTTGGCGGGATCTGGATTGGTGACAGCCCTGTGGGTACAGGGACGACATCCGGAAGTGTCATTGTCGACGGGGCAGGTAGTGAGTTATGGAGTGCAGCTCGCATCATAGTCGGAACATATAGCTACGGAACGTTGAGTGTCACGAATGGTGGATTAGCGCATACAACAAATAATATTAATATTGGTAATCAGCCATCCACTCTTGCCTATGACAACACGTTGAGCGTATCGGGTGAGGGCTCTCTGGTACAGGCGGGAACATTTATTACAATAGGATTAAATGGTAATGGTACTGCTGTTGCTACCGATGACGGGACACTTAGCGCACCGGAAATTCGTATTACATCAAATGCAAATTCTATAGGTGAATTGGCAGTGGGTGCCAAAAATGGCGAGACCGCGGTTGCCGCGGGAATCATCGATACCCAAAATATTATATTCGGCTCAGGTAGTGGAGTTTTAAATTTAAACCACACCAGCAGTGACTTTTCCCTCGCGGCAAATATCAGCGGTAACGGGACAGTCAATGCGCTGAGCGGTGTATCAACCCTTTCTGGTGATAATTCAGCGTATCAGGGGAATTTCAATATTGATGCCCCGGCCACGCTTATTATTTCAGACCAGAAGAATATAGGGACCAACACTGTTTCTCTGACCGGCGGAACACTGGCGGTTGATGCAGCTCAGGACTGGGAATTCATTAACACGCTGGCGGGACAGGGCACCCTGGCTGTGAATACCGGCGGCAATAATTTCGATTTCAACTCATCTGCCCTGACCGACACGTTCAGCGGGATACTGGCACTGAAAGATACGGTCTTTTCGCTTGCAGGAACGAATACTGCGGCGCTGAGAAATATGGTGCTGAATCTGGGCGCCGGGAGCGTGGCAAAAGTGGGCGACGGTCAGCAACGCCCGGGTGGTCTCGCTTTTGACGGCGGCACGCTGATTTTCGGTGATGTCACTCCGGGTCAGACGACAAGCGACAATACGGTTTACACCACCGGCACGCTGGATATTTCCGGACAGGGCACGGTGCAAATTACCACAGGCAGCGACTTCAGCACAGATCTGCCCACGCCGGGCGGCACCATCCCTTTACTGAAGCAGGATGATGGCAACATCCTGGTTCAGCTGGCATCCGGCGACACTGTTACCGGGAGTGGCGGGGATCTGACGCTGACCGATCAGAACGGCAGTATTATCAGCAATGGCGGCGCAGTCAGCGATATCACCCAGAATGGTACGACCGTGGCTCGTGGCACGTATGACTACCGCCTGACTGGCGGGGAAAACAGTGACGGACTGTATGTCAATTACGGGCTGACTCAGGTGGAATTACTGGGACAGGCGAGCGATGCGCTGGTGCTGGCGAGCGAAGGCCGTACGGGTAGTTCAGCAGATTTGAGCGCGAAACTCACCGGAACAGGCGATCTGGCGATCGATACCGGAGAAGGAAACACAGTCTCTCTGTCCAGTCTGGGGAATGACTATACGGGGACCACGGATATCCGTAGCGGAACGCTGCTGATGCAGAACGATCATGTGCTGGGGAATACGGCCCTGCTGCAGATGGCACAGGGTACCGGCCTTGAGATGAACGGACACAGCCAGACGGTGGAGCGGGTGGACATCGCGGAAGACGCGCGGATCGGTCTTGACGGCGGCAGTCTGGATATCAGTCAGGGTGGACAGATTAACGGAGACCTGACGGGAAGCGGTGCGCTTGCCCTGAACGGTGGGACCCTGGAGGTGGACGGGGCCAACGATTCGCTGAGTGCAGCCGTCACCGTCGCAGAGGGCGCCACGGCAAACCTGAATGCGGTTCAGGGGCTGGGGACCGGTACACTGGATCTGGCAGGGCTGGTCAACGTAGCGGATGCGGAGGGCGTGATGGTTAACAGCCTGAGTAATACCGGCACGCTGGCGCTGCATGCCAGTCAGGTAAAACTTGCCGGTAACAACAGCGATTTCAGCGGGATTTTCACGGTCGATGCTGAAAGCAACCTGACGGCATCCACTGCAGCGCATCTGGGGGATGCCGCCGTCGAAAACGAAGGGCTGCTGACTCTCACGACCGGTGAGGACTGGCAACTTGATAACCGCATTACGGGTACCGGCGATCTCCTCAAAGAGGGCACCGGTACGGTGGCGCTGGGTGTAAACAGCACGCTGTACAGCGGAACGACCGACATCCGCCAGGGCGGGCTGACGTTTGGTGCCGGAGATAATTCCGCCACGCTGGCGTCCTCACAGGTCAACATCTATGCAGAGGGTGCCCTGGCGGGAAACGGTACTGTCTCGGGGAGTGTCAGTAACCAGGGGATCCTGCAGGTGGGGGCATCCCCGCTGGAAGCCGCCACGCAACGGACGCTGATGAGCACCCTGGCCGCAGCAGAAACAGACAGGCTGACGATTAACGGCAGCCTGACAAACAGCGGACGGGTCCGTCTTGCCCGGGTTGCTGATACGGCTCAGGCGGGCAATCAGCTGGTGGTGAACGGTGATTATACGGGCAATGAGGGGCATCTGCTGTTTAATACGGTGCTGAATGACGATGCTTCCGCCACGGATCATATGACCGTGGCAGGGAATACCACGGGCACCACCCGGGTCAGCGTAAACAATGCCGGGGGCACCGGTGCACAGACCCTGGAAGGGATTGAGCTTATCAATGTGGGAGGGCGTTCGGAGGGGGAGTTCATTCAGGACGGGCGCATTGTCGCCGGGGCGTATGATTATTCCCTGGTTCGCGGTGAGGGCGAAGCGCAGCGCAACTGGTATCTGACCAGTATGACAGAGGTGGCAGAGCCGGACAGTGAAGCACAGTTGCGCCCGGAGGCCGGAAGTTATCTTGCCAACAGTCAGGCGGCCAATACGCTGTTTATGACCCGTCTGCATGATCGTCTCGGAGAGACGCAGTATACCGACGTACTGACCGGGGAGAAAAAAGTCACCAGTATGTGGATGCGTAACACCGGTGGACATACCCGTTTTAAAGACGGCAGTGATCAGATCGGTACGCAAAGCAACCGCTATGTGCTGCAACTGGGCGGCGATCTGGCGCAGTGGAGCACCGACGGTCTGGATCGCTGGCATATTGGTGTGATGGGTGGCTATGCCAACAGCAGGAGTCGCAGCGAGTCGGGGCTGACAGGCTATACCTCTCGCGGACAGATTGATGGCTACAGCGCCGGGCTGTACGGAACCTGGTATGCGAATGAGGCGGATAAAACAGGCACCTATGTTGACAGCTGGGTGCTGTATAACTGGTTTGACAACACGGTGTCAGGTCAGGGGCAGGCCACAGAAAACTATAAATCGCGCGGTGTGACGGCCTCGGTGGAAGCCGGTTACAGCCTGAAGCTGGCGGAGAGTAAACGAGACAGTTACTGGCTCCAGCCGAAAATCCAGATGGTGTGGATGGATGTTCAGGCAGACGATCACCGGGAAGCGAACGGTACCGAGGTAAAAGACGACACGGGTGGTAACCTGATGACCCGCCTGGGTCTGAGAGGGTATATCAACGGACATAATGCCCTGGATGATAATAATGGCCGCACTTTCCAGCCATTCGTGGAGATGAACTGGATCCATAATACGCGGGACACCCGTGTGACAATGAACGGTGTACAAAATGAGATGCGCGGTACAAAGAATGTGGGCGAATTAAAGGCCGGTGTTGAAGGGCAGCTCACGCCACGTCTTAATCTGTGGGGTAGCGTTGCGCAGCAGGTGGGCGATAAAGGCTACAGCGATACGCAGGGAACGCTGGGTATTAAATATGTCTGGTAACGGGTCAGTGATTGTTATGGACTCTCAACGACATCCTAAAACCACTCTCAACGTGAGTATAAGCCCGTGGGTTGCTACAGTTCTGAATAAAAAAGAGTATATAGTGTTGGAATTTTTATTGATTGGTTTTAATGTTAAAACTATTTCTGATATACAACGGGGAAATATTAAGACTATTTCCGCCCAGAAAATGTCTATTTATAGAAAGTTATGTATTATAAGCGACACGACTCTTTATAGAGACTTACTTGAGCAAAATGCAATAGCACTTTCAAAATAAAATATTTAATTATATAAAAAAAGCCCTCAAAGGGCTTTTTTTATATAAGAAAGGTGAAGGCGAAGTAAGGTGGGTCCTTTCCAGTGATTAGAAGTGTTACGGGGCGGCGTCTGCGTAGATTCTCGCTATTTATGAGAATTTTCAGCTAGAATCCGTTTCCGTTTTCTTTCCTCGCAATACAAAATTTGTATCCAAGAAACAGGACAATGCCGATGCCAGCACGTGCTAAACGCCCATGCCGTCACAATGGATGTCCAGCGGTAACCAATGAAGCCAGCGGGTATTGTGATCAACACCGGCAACAGCACGCTGGTGATGGCTGGCGTAACTATCAGGCAGGCAAGAGCAGACAGGAACGTGGATATGGTCGGCCCTGGGAAATCATACGGGCACGTATCCTACAACGTGATCAATACCTGTGTCAGAATCATCGCCGGCAGAAGATAGGGAAGAAGGCAACCAGCGTTGACCACATAATCCCAAAAGCTCATGGCGGTACTGATGACGATTCCAATCTTGAGTCGTTGTGCTGGGAATGCCACAGAGCGAAGGCTTTTTACTATTGAGAAAAACAAATGAACGAAGCAAAACCGCAAGACGACATTACCGTTAAGGGACATCGATTGATAATTCTCGCCAGAAAATGCAACTGGCATGCATGGCATCAGGCTGCGCAATAGCCAAGCCAGATGCAGACTGCTAAGGCATTACAAAGGCCATTCGCTGAGTGGCTTTAATAGTGTTAAATTATCCTCCTAAAACAGGAGGGAATATGACAAGTACGGTTCAATCAGCGGCTTTGCAAATCCAATTAGGCGATATCCCCGGGCCAGTTCTCGCGCTGACTGGTGTTATCCTTGGTGCTTTTCTGACGTTCTTTTTTCAGCAGATAACATTAAATAGACAGAGGAAGCATGATCGTCAAAAAGAAATGGATAAACTCTTAAGGGAGAAGGGGGAGGAGTTGCATCAGCTTTTATCTCAATGGGGTAAGTCCACTCTCTTATACCAGCTAAATCAGCTAAATGTGGTTAAAGGAATACTTACAGAACAACAATTTAATGAAATTGCTAAGGATATAACCTTAGAAAAAGGTTCGCACGACAGGCTTGAGACATTGCTATTTTTATATTTTTCCGAGCTAGAGCCATTCATGGTAAAAGTCAGGAGGAGTATTGAAAATGGAAACAGCGCATATGATCTTGCATTGCGAGGTGTAAAAAATATAAAAGAAGCCTCAAAGCTCTTATGTTTAGCATCTGATGAAGTTAATGTCGAATTAGATAAAATTAAATCAGGGATAAGACGAATCATTCAAAGTTTGAATTAAATCCGCCTTCTGGCGGTTTATTATTGTCATCATCATGGGTATCTCCATAGTAATGGAAATGTTCACGGAGACTGTAATGGCAACGCTTAAAGAATTTTCCAGCCAGCTACGACAGTTGCAAAAGCAGATCCCATTTGCGACAGCGCAGGCCATGACGAAGGTTGTACGCCAAATTGAGGCCGCGCAGAGAACGGCTTTCGAACGTCACCTAGAAAACCCTACACCTTTCACTGTGAAATCGGTTGGCTCAGTTGGGGCAAAGAAGAATAATCTTCGGGCGAAAGTATTTGTTCGTGATACCGCCGCCGGATACCTGGAACCGTTCGAGTTTGGTGGTGAACATAAACTCAGTGGTAGCGCTTTGCTCAACCCGAAAAACATTAAGCTGAATAAATACGGTAACCTGCCACGCAATAAACTCTCACAGCTCAAAGCAAAACCAGATACCTTCATCGGTGATGTAGACGGTGTTAATGCTGTCTGGCAGCGCAGAAAAGAAAAAACAAAAAAAAGGAAAAAGAGGGCGAAGCGTTCACCGAATGGATCGCGCAGGGATAGAGTCAAGCAGCGGGCACCAAAACTTCTCATCCGGTTTGGTGATGCGCTTTCGGTCAAAACTACGTTGGGTTATATGGACCGTGCTAACACTATGGCGAATGCGCTGCTACCGTCTGCTCTTAATCAGGCGATAGCAGAAGCCATCAGAACAGCAAAATGAAAAGGGGGAATTACTTCCCCAACAGACTGGAGAGATTACAGGGTGATTTCGCAGGCTTTAATAAAGCTGTTCACAGCGGCGGTTGAACCGGAAACATCGGCAGAAAATGAACTCTGGTTACCCCCGTCTTTTGTCTGTACACCAACCAATACCTTCGATTTTGCGCCCTGAAGTTGTTTAAGTAGCTGAGTAATATTTTCTGAGTCATCAGATTTTATCTGGAGGCTTTGGGCGTTTCTTCTCGAAAGACTGGCATCCAGTTTTGTTGCTGCATTTCCATCTACTTTAATGATTAGGTCCATTGATAGATTTGGAACTTCATCGGATGATTTATCTTCCTCTACATATGACGCAGTCAATTTGTCCTTTGTGCAATCAAAAATAATCGCACCGCTGGACGATATAAGCGATCCGAGCATCATTGCCTTTTTCCCACCAGAGAAGAGGTCATCCTCTGTATTTGTGATCCATTGAGCATGCGCAATCGGTGATACCAGCGAAGCCGCAATGAGAGAGATTTTAATTAAGTTGTTAGTCATTACATTCTCCTTGTATTGAATCGGAATCATCATAGTCGGAGCGCAGGATTGAAGCCATATAAAAAATGGGTCCTTCCTGTGACTTTTGTAAGGCACGGGCATTGCGCGCCGCGGTGTTTTCCTAGCTACAACTTTCAGATTTGTGTCCCATGTCCCACCTCTGGCGATCATTACGGACACCGCGCCAGCTCTAGCTATTCCAGTTTATTCCAGTGGGACATTCTGGTGGGACATCGCAAAAATGTCCCAGGCGAATGCCCCACACCTAAAAATGTCCTAGGTGATGTCCCATGACCACGATGAACCAGAGTCAGTACGCACAACATTCAGGTGTTGATCGCAAAACGATTGGCCGGTGGATTAAAGCCGGGCGCTTCATTGTGATGGACGGAGACCTGATTGACGTTGAGGCCAGCGATGCCGCACTGAAGAAAAACCGCGATGGCAAAGACCCGCGCGCCTCGAACGCGAAGAAAAAGAAAACTCCCGTCGTCAGCGATAACGATGATAACGGTGATGAAATTAATAAAACCGTCCGCCAGATAATGCTCACTGAAGGGGCAGCTCTTTCGAGAGAGGAAGCGGCACGGATCCGCGAGAATTACATGGCCCTGCAGGCAAAGCTGCAGTACGAAAAAGACAGCGGCCAGCTTATTGAGCTGACAGCAGCCGAGGAGGTTTTGTTCAACGCCTTTCGCCAACAGCGTGATGCCTGGCTTAACTGGCCGTCCAGGGTTGCGCCGCTAATGGCTGCTGATCTGGATGTACCGGCGGACAGGATGACAGAGGTGATGATTGAACATGTCCACAAACACATCTCAGTCCTCGGAGATCCAGAGTTTAACCCGACAGAAGATTGAGCGTCTTGAATTAAGCGTCCGCAAAGGCTGGACACCACCGCCGCGTATCAGTGTGCCGCAGTGGGCAGATGACTATCGTAAGCTGGCAAAAGAGGCAGGGAGCACTTCGGGAAACTGGGAAACATCTACGGTAGAAATTGCCCGCGGACCGATGCTTGCTGCGACGGAGTCCGGGGTTCATATCATCACTGTAATGTGCTGTACCCAGTTGATGAAGACAGCGTTGCTGGAAAATCTTTTTGGCTATTTTGCTCACCTCGATCCTTGTCCGATACTGCTGCTGCAGCCGAAAGAAGAAGCCGCTGAACAGTTTTCAAAAGAGCGTATCAGCCCGCTGGTAAGAGTGACGCCGGTACTGCGTAAAATCATCGGTGATTCGAAACAGAAGAGTTCGAAAGAAACCATTCTTTACAAGGCATTCACTGGCGGATTTCTGGCGCTGGCGGGTGCTGGTAGCCCTGATAACCTTGCGCGTCGTCCGATTCGTGTCCTGCTGGCGGATGAAGTGGACAAGTACCCGATAACCCGCGAAGGCGATCCAATTGCGCTGGCCGAAGAGCGTACAGCGACATTTGGCCTAACCTGGCTGTCTGTGCGCGCCTGTTCGCCGACGGTGGAGGATGAGAGCCGCATTGCTGACAGCTACGCCGACTCCGATCAACGCCGTGCATCTGTGGTTTGCCCGCACTGTGGCCACCGCCAGTTTCCCGACTTTTTCAAACACGTTCAGTGGCCGAAAGAGGGGGATAAACACCTGACTAAATCGGCGATGCTCTATTGCGAATGCTGTGGTAGTGGCTGGTCCGAAGGACAGCGCCTCAGAGCTCTGCAGACTATCCAATGGCATCAGACGCGCCCATTTGAGTGCTGCGGGGAGCGGCATTCACCGCTGATGGATTATGACCTTGCCTGGCGAGCGGCAGACGAGGGCAGCGTTGAAAAGGTCTGGCAATGGTCAGAGTCGGAGCGGCATGCGGTCTATCGGGCAATCTGCCCCTCCTGCGGAAAGGAGGCGGTCGATAACCACCACGCCGGGTACCAGGCATCCAAGCTTTTCAGCCCCTGGCAAAAAGATAAGCCGTCTGATATTGCGAAAAAATATATCGATGCGAAGGGCGACCCGGATAAGGAACAGGCGTGGTGGAATACCCAGATGGGGCTTCCGCACCGACCTAATCATGGGAAACAACTCCCTGTTGATATTCTGCTGGCGCGTCGGGAAATATTTCCGGCTGTCGTTCCGGACGGGGTGGCATTGTTAACAGCTGGCGTTGATACCCAGGACGATCGCTTCGAAATCACGATCACCGGGTGGGGGAGAGATGAAGAATCGTGGTCGGTCGCGCATGACGTTATTTATGGTGACCTTGAGACGGAAGAACCCTGGAAGCGACTGGATGCATACCTGAGACAGATCTGGCGACGCGGTGACGGGCGTGGCCTGAATATCATGGCTACGTGCATGGACTCAGGCGGCCACCATACGCAGAAGGTATACGAATTCGCCAAAGAGCGCCTTGGCCGTCGTGTCTGGGCAATTAAGGGGGAGTCTGCGCAGGGGGGAAAACGCAATCCTGTCTGGCCGACCAAACGACCATCATCGAAAAGCAAAGCCAGTTTCCGCCCTGTCATTCTGGGGGTTAACTCAGCGAAAGACGTGATACGTGGTCGCCTGCATCTTGAGCCACCTAAACCTGGCGCCGCCGCTGCGGGTTATATGCATTTCCCTGATGATCGCGATCTCGGGTACTTCAATCAGCTGTTGGCGGAGCGACTGGTTTACAAAGTCATTTCCGGGCAGCGGTACAGTATCTGGGAAGCAATACCCGGACGAGCTAACGAAGCACTCGACTGCCTTGTTTACAGCTATGCAGCACTGTGCGGTCTCAAACATATGGGGTTAAAACTCAACGTCCGGGCCGCCAACCTCGAAGCCAACCCAGATAAGTTCCTGCCAGCGCCAGTTGGTCAGGAAGAAAAAATCAATTACGAGCTGCCGGGTGCGGTTATTGAAGAACCAACGCCGGTCAAACGTAAGCGAATATCGCAACTCCTGCCGAAATAAGGAAAATCATGTTCAACCGGAACACCAGCCTGCTTGCCGGCGCAATGACTGACGATCAGCTCAGGGATGCGCTTGCGAAAGCTCAGCAGGCGTACATTGATTTAGCAACCGGGAGCCACGGTGTTTCGTTTTCCTATACGCAGGGAGACGGGACGCGATCAGTGTCCTATCAGCAAAGCACCCTGGCTGATCTGCTGGCCCTGATTCAACTTCTGCAGGCGCAACTGGGGATTATCTCTCGTCCCCGGAAACCAGCGAGGTTTAGATTCTGATGAATAAAGTTCAGATACTGGGTTCTGATGGGCAGCCGTTGCGACAGCAGCGTCCTTCGATGCTGGTGGGGGGAAGCCGCGTACCTTATGACGCGGCTGACTCATTCAGCGATCAACTGGCGAACTGGCAACCCGCGCTGTGGTCGCCGGACAATGAAATTAATATTTACCGCGATCGCATCGTGTCCCGTGCACGCGATCTGGTCCGTAATGACGGCTGGGCAAACGGTGCGGTCACGCGTCTGCTGGATAATGCGGTAGGTGCCAACTTCCGCCCCATAATGAAACCCGATTACCGAGTTCTCAGAATGATCACCGGAAACAAAGCGTTTGATGCGTCCTGGGCGGAAGAGTACGGGAAAGCACTGGACGGGCACTGGCGGACCTGGAGTAACGATCCTGGCCGGTATTGTGATGTTGAACGAAAACTCACCGTGTCTCAGATGTTACGCCTAGGATTTCGTCACAAGCTTATCGACGGGGATGCCCTAGCTATTCTCCAGTACAGAACTGACAGGCTTGGTCCTGGAAGAGGGCGTTACGCTACCACGGTACAGATTGTCGATCCTGACCGCCTCAGTAATCCTCAGCAGAATTTCGATATGCCAAATGTCCGTGGCGGCGTTGAAATTGATGCGGACGGTGCGCCGGTTGCTTACCACATCAGGGAGGCCCATATCGGTGACTGGTGGAGCGGTGCTAAAACCATGACGTGGCAGCGCATCCCGCGCGAAACTGACTGGGGCCGCCCGCATGTGGTTCACGATTTTGATCATGAGCGTGGCGCGCAGCACCGCGGTAACGGCATTCTGACTCCGGTTATTCAGCGTCTGAAAATGCTGGTGAAGTATGACCAGAGCGAGCTTGAGGCAGCAATTCTTAATGCCATATTCGCCGCTTACATTGAGTCACCCTATGACCCGGCGATGGTTCAGTCTGCCCTGGGCGAGACCTATGACGAGTCAGAGTTAGGCACTTATCAGGACGGGCGTGTTGAGTTTCATAACGATCGGCGTCTGACACTTCAGAATGGTTCCCGAATGCCCATTCTTTATCCTGGTGAAAAAATCACGACGGTTAACGCGGCGCGGCCCTACAGCAATTTTGAAGTCTTCGAATCTGCTGTTCTCCGTAATTTTTCTTCAGGAACAGGGTTGTCCCCACAGCAGGTCACCCAAGACTGGTCTGACGTTAACTACAGTTCTGCACGCTCCTCGTTGCTGGAGGCATGGAAAACACTGACTCGCCGCCGGGACGATTTTTCTACCGGCTTCGCTCAACCCATCCTCACCTCCTTTGTTGAAGAAGTTCACGACAATGAGGATTTACCCCTGCCCGCAGGCGCACCTGATTTTGTTGACGCCAGAGCCGCGTATTCCCGTGCGCGCTGGATGGGGCCAGGGCGCGGCTGGGTGGATCCGGTTGCAGAGAAAAAAGGCGCCATTCTTGGTCTGGATGCCGGACTTTCCACTCTCGAGATTGAGGTGGGTGAAAACGTTGGTGAAGACTGGGAAGAAGTGCTTGATCAGCGCCAGAGAGAAATTGAGTCATGTCTTAAACGCGGATTACCGCTTCCGAGCTGGGCACAGGCTGACCAGTTTGCGAGCCAGACCATTACCGATCCGGAGGAAAAGTGAATCTACCCCATCTGGCCCAGCGATTATTTAACACTCCGCTGGCGCTGCACCCGAGTAAAGCCGAAGTCATCATGACATCCGTAATGGACCGATTTGGTATCAGTAAAATCGAATCTTCTCTTGCCATGGAGGATGACTGGTACGGATATGACGATAACCGGGGGCGTGAATCCCGTACTGATCCGGGTTATGACAATGTGCTGGGCGTCGCCGTCATCCCGATATGCGGAACGCTGGTTCAAAAACTGGGCAGTCTGCGTCCGTACAGTGGAATGACAGGGTATGACGGCATTCGTCAGGCCTTTCTTACTGCGATGGAAGATCCCGATATTTCGGGCATTTGCCTGGATATCGACTCACCCGGCGGCGAGGTCGCCGGCTGCTTCGATCTGGTTGATGTCATTTACGGCTCCCGGGGGAAAAAGCCTATCCATGCCATTCTGACGGAAAGCGCCTATTCCGCTGCGTATGCCATTGCCAGCGCAGCGGACCGGATTTCTGTTCCGCGCACCGGCGGCGTGGGTTCTGTGGGTGTGATCACTATGCACCTTGACTGGACGCAGCGGATTAAAGATGACGGTCTTAAAGTCACGATCATCACCTATGGATCCCGCAAGGCTGAAGGTTCGCCACTGAGAGAGCTGTCGGATGAAGCGCTTGCCTCCATTCAGCAGGACATTAACACCATGGGCGAATTGTTTGTGAACACCGTCGCCAGAAACCGGGGGATTAGCGCAAAGGTTATAAAAAGTACCCAGGCCGCCTGTTTTATGGCTGCTGATGGCGTGGAAATTGGACTGGCTGATGAGGTGTGTCCTCCTGACGCTGCGTTCAAAAACTTACTTGAAAAAACAGGAGCCTGAAATGGAAAAGAAAAAGACGTTTAGTTTTGCTCACCTCATTGGTCTTGGCCCTTCCGCTTCCGAGGAAGAAGAGGATAAAAAATCCAAAAAAGCGAACGCCCGTCGCGCTGAAGAAGACGAGCGTGAAGATGATGCCGGGGACGATGAGCGCGACGACGACGCCGAAAAAGATGAACGCGACGATGATGCTGAGGATGACGGTGATGATCCGGAAGCGTCAGAAGACGACGGCGATGACGATCGTAAAGAGAGTAAAGCGGTAAAAAATGCCCGTGCTGCTGAGCGTAAACGCTGCGCCCGTATTTTCGGCAGCAAGCATGCAGCTTCGAATCCTTCACTGGCCGCGTCACTGGCGTTTAATACCGGGATGAGTTCTTCTGCAGCAATTAACGTTATGGCTTCTTCGGCTCCGGCAACAACAACATCTCAGCCATCCCATAAACGCTCTCTCGATCAGCGTATGCAGGAAAGCCACCAGGTCCGGCTTAACCCGGATAGCGGACGGAAAGAGACCGGAAAGTCTGCGCTGGTAAGTAAAATGACCGGTCTCTACAACTCCACAAGAGGAGAGAAATAATGGATCAGTTTGGTCAAAATGCATTTGCGCCTGGTATGAAGAGTGCATTGTTTGTTCCGGATCAGCTAGTCGCTGGCACGCTCCAACTGGTGACTGACACCGGGATCATTACCGGTGGTGCCTATAAGCGAGGTACGGTACTGGGCCTGGTGGCTGCCAGCGGGAAATACACGCAATGTGTGAAAACGGCTGAAGATGGCAGTCAGGTACCCGTGGCTATTCTGGTTGATGATGTTGATGCATCGTCTTCCGATCAGAACGGCGGCCTGTATCTGATGGGTGAATTCAACCAGAATCGCGTCATCATTGATGCATCATGGTCTATCGCTGATATTAAGTCTGCCCTTCGCCCGATGGCTATTTTCCTCAAAGACAGCGACCAGGCTCCTGTTACCACAGCCTGATTAATCCTTCACATCTCCTGACCATGTGCTTTAACCGGCAGGGGCTGACATATTTCAATTAGTGCCAGCGAATAGCTGGCATCATCAAGAGACTGAATATGGAAAATATTTATGATACCAATGTGCTGGTGCAGGTCGTTCCTAACCTGAAAACCAGTCAGAACTGGCTGCTCGATCGCTTCTTCCCGAATGTCGTGACTTACGAGACTGAAGAAGTGGCGATTGATGTTGATGTCGGCCTGCGTCGTATGGCGCCGTTCGTCTCCCCGCTGGTGGAAGGTAAGCTGGTCGAGTCCCGTAAATACCAGACCAACACCTTCAAACCGGCCTACATCAAAGATAAGCGCGCGCCGGACCTGCGCAAACCTATCCGCCGCCAGATTGGTGAGCGTATTGGTGGGGAATATACTGCTGCCGAGCGCGAAATGTTGAACCTTCAGTTTGAAATGGCTGATCAGATTGACATGATCAACCGTCGCCTGGAATGGATGGCGGCCAGCGCGCTGGTGTCCGGCACCGTTACCGTAGCCGGGGAGGGCTATGAAACTAAAGTGGTGGATTTCGGGCGTGCTTCGGACCTGACCATCACTCTTAGCGGCTCGGATAAATGGCCACTGACTGTTGCTGCTGGCGCTACCAATACCCAGCCATCAGATGACATTGAAATCTGGCAGACTACTTTCTTGAAAGAGTCCGGCTCTGTCGCCACGGATCTGGTCTTCACGAATAAGTCATGGCGTGCATTCCGACTGGATACCACCATCAAGGATAACGCCATTACGTTCCCGGCGCTGAGTCCGTTTGGTAACCAGATTAACGCCGGCCCACAGGCGATGAAGGGCGCAATTTATAAAGGGCGCTGGGGTAACTTTGACCTCTGGTTATATAACGACTGGTTTATTGACCCGCTGGACAACGTCGAGAAGCCAATGATCACCGATGGCGCTGTCATTATGAGTGGTGCCGATCTGATGGGTACCCGCGCTTTTGGCGTTATCCTGGACCCGGCTTTCAACTACGGTCCGCTGGCCTATGCACCAAAATCCTGGGTGAAAGAAGATCCGGCCCAGCGTCTTATCCTGATGCAATCCTCCCCGCTGGTTATTCCGAGCCGGGTAAATGCCTCCCTTTGCGCAACGGTGGTCTGATATGGCTAAAAAACCTAATACAGGGCTGGCTGATGATCTGAATGCAGAAGGATCTGCCAAAGACGAACTGAGCGTTGACGACCTGAATGCGGGCGCTAACACCCAGGACAGGCAGCAGTTAAACGAAACTGAGGATGCCGATCCATCCGTTGATGGTGATGATAGTGACGAAAAAATCGAAGACACTGAATCACAGGAGTACGTGGTGTTGAAAGGGAATTGCATTCGTCACGACGGGGAGATATACCGCGAAAATATGCGCATTCCTGTAACCGGCAAAGATGCTGTTCGTCTTCTGCAGTCCGGCGTTATTGCTGATGTCGATGTGCTTCGTAAGCGCGCTCTTGCTACTCAGCCATCAGTTTCCGTAACGGCAGGGTAATGACATGAGCGTGGACTGGGATTCACATCTTCTGAGCCCGCTGCACGATGTCTTTGGCGATAAGCATGAGTACCGTCCACGTAACGGTACTCCTTTTACAATTAACGGGATTTTTGACCGTGGCTATGCGCAGGTCGCCGAAAACCTTGATGGCGATTCAGAAATTAACACCTCCAGCCCGATGCTGGGAGTGCGCGATGCTGAATTTCGCAAGCTGGGTAAATCGCAACCTGCTGTATCTGATCGGGTATTTATAAAGACGGTCGGTGGTCATGTCATCAATCAGTTATTTGTTGTGTCAAACGTCGAACCCGACAGTCATGGCGGCTCTCGTCTTGTCCTCAATGTGGTAAAACCGCGATGAATGCAGCAACGATACGGCAAATGGTTGTCACTGCACTAACCGGGACAACCAGCGCGGGTGACCGCGTTTTCTCACCACGCGACTGGTCAACTTCACCTGATATGTATCCTGTGTTGTTGGTTCAGACGCCTTTTGAACAGAAAAAATCACAGGGGCGTAATACCCCGGCCTTTACCACCCTCACTACTGTCAGGATCACCGGGCGCGTTCAGGAGTACGACGGCGATACAGTGGATGATGGAGCCATGCAGGCAGAGTTGGCGCTTGAAAGCCTTCGAGAGCAGGTGGAACGTGCGGTGATCAACAGCTACGAATTGACGCGGAACATTCAAAAATACGCGGAAGTTCGTTCAACCATCAATGTTGATTCAGAAGGAGAGGCCCATATGGGGCAGCTTCTTTTTGAGATCGACATAGAGCATTACCAGGGGCCGGAAGATTTTTATCCTGTCCAGTCGGTTCCCCTTGAGGGCATAGATATTGCGGTCGACATGCCAGACGGCACAGTTAAACCGGGTATCAGCCTCAATCTTCAGGAGTAATCCATGTTTGTAAAGCCGAACAACGGGCTCAGCGTTCGCTGCCCCGTCAAGGGCACCCCATTGCCTAAAGAGGGTGCTGAGGTTCCTGACAATATTTTCTGGCGTCGCCGTCTGAGTGATGGGGACGTGCTCCTCTCAAAAAAGGATGAGGGCGTGCCAGAGAAACAATCCTTACCTAAAAAAGCGGGAGAAAATGAATGACCGTACCTTTCGCTCGAGTTCCTGATAACCTGCGTGTAGGGCTTTTCTTCGTTGAGTTTGATAACTCAATGGCGAATAACGCCACTGCCACGCAGCGTACCCTGCTTATCGGTGGGATGCTCAGTACCGGCTCAACCCCACCAGGTATTCCGCAGCGTGTTTCCGCTTCGGATACCGTCGGTGAGCTGACCGGAAAAGGGGGAATTCTGCAGGCCATGATGGCGGCGTATCAGAAAAACGATACCGCGGCCGAAGTCTGGATCCTGCCTCTGGAGGAAGACTCCGATTCCATGGTGGCTGCAACCGGCACCATTAAAGTGAGCAGCGCACCGACGGCAACCGGAGTGATCTCCCTTTATATTGCTGGTGAACGCATTCAGTTGACCGTTGTGGCAACAGATACGGTGGCAGCGATCGCCACCTCCCTGGCCGCGGCGATTAACGCAAAAAACACGCTACCTGTAACCGCCAGCGCGGCTACGGATACCGTAACCCTGACCGCGAAGAACCTTGGTGCTACGGGTAACGGGATCGACATTCGCCTGAACTTCCTCGGCTTACCGGGAGGCGAGTCGACACCTGCAGGCCTGGAACTGACGATTACTGCTATGTCTAACGGAGTCGGGGCTCCGGATATTACCGGCGCGCTGGCTAACCTGCAGGATCGGACATTCGATTTCATCATCAACCCTTACGACGATACAACCTCGTTGAATGTGATGAAGGAGTTCCTGTCAGACACTGGCGGTCGCTGGGCATGGGATAAGCAGCTTTATGGCCATTCCTTTGGTACCACCACAGGGACTTACGCCCAGCTTGGTACCAAAGGTGAGCTGCGCAATAACCAGCATGAGACCCTGCTGGGCGTAAATAAATCGCCGTCCCCTTCCTGGGCATGGTCTGCAGCTTACACCGGCGCAGCGGCGGTGAGTCTGCGTAATGACCCCGGCCGTCCGCTACAGTCGCTGGCTGTTCTGGGGGTACTTGCGCCAGAACTGCAGGATCGCTTTGAGCTGACCGAGCGTAACAATCTGCTGTACAGCGGCATTTCGACATTTACGGTCGATGACGATGGCACGGTGCGCATTGAAAACCTGATCACCACCTACCAGAAAAACAGCTATGGCGATGCAGATGACAGTTATCTGGAAGTGGAGACGCTGTTCAGCCTGATGTTTGTGACCCGCTACCTGCGCACGGCGGTGACCAGCAAGTTTGGGCGCATGAAGCTTGCTGCGGACGGGACTCGATTTGCACCTGGCGCTGCGATCGTCACGCCAAACATCATCAAGTCCGATCAGATTGCTGAGTACCAGACTCTGGTATGGAACGGTTATGCACAGGATGCGGAGGCATTCGCAAAAAACATCATCGTTGAGCAGAACGCCAAAAATCCGAACCGCGTCGATGTGCTGTGGCCTGGAACTCTCATGAACCAGTTGCGCATTTTCGCGCTGCTCAACCAGTTCCGCACGCGGGCTGAATCAACAGGAGCTTAAACGATGGCAGGTGATACTACTAACCGCCTGGCGGGAACCGCTTATGTCACTGTTAACGGTGTGACGGTAATGGTGGAAGGATCGTTTAAATACCAGCCTTCCACCGTTAACCGCACCACGCTGACGGGGATGGATGGTGTACACGGGTATAAAGAAAAGCCCGTTGCATCATATATTTCAGCTCGTCTGCGCGACAGTGGCGGGACGAACGTTAAGGGTTTTAACGATCAGACCAACGTCAACGTTGTGGCTGAACTGGCGAACGGAAAAACGATTATTGGTCGCTCACTGTGGACGGTTAACGTTCAGGAAGTGGAAAGCGAAGACGCGGTTTTTGATGTTCGCTGGGAAGGCCGCGACGTAACGGAGAATTAAGATGGCAGAAATTGAACGTGTAAAAATCATTCCTCTCGCGGTTCCGCTGGAAGATCAGGCAGAGAAAACCCGTTATGAGCAACTGGAGCTGAAAGCACCAACGCTCAGCCAGGCAGAGCAGTTTTATGAAAAACAGGCTGCATCCACGTCACTGGCGGCAATGCGCCTGCTTATTGCTCTGGTCTCCGGCACCCGCGAAAGTGTGCTTCAGCCGATGGATTTTATCGATTTTCGCAAATGTGAGGAGTACCTGCTTGGTTTTTTGACCTGGAAGTCCTGACCACGTGGCAGGAAATGGCTGCTGATGTCACGTTTTATTTCAGATGGTCTGAAGACAGGGCGTGGGGTATGACCCGCGCCCGCCTGAAATGGTGGGTAACACAGGCATCCCGTATCAATAAGCTCAGGAAACCTGACGACGATGAGTAACTCTTTTGATTTTGAGCTGGTGGCCAGTGACCAGGTCAGTGAGGCCATTGAACGGATAAATGAAGCCGTTCGTGATCTGGAACCTAAGCTGGATAAAACCAAAACGGGTCTCCAGTTGGGTGGTCAGGAGACGACTGATGGTCTGAACGGTTTCATCTCCCGCCTGGAGAATATGTCCAGAAGTGCGCGGGATAATGTGCAGTTTATTGGCGACATAGTTCCTCCACTGAAAATGGTGGGGGAAATCTCCGGGAAACTGGGCACTCTGGGCGTGGTTGGCGCGGCAGGCTACGGGCTAAAGCAGGTTGCCTATGGCTTTCGGGAGGCATCACGCGAGGCCTATAATCTGGACGTATCTGCTAAAAATGCCGGGATGCGAGCTGATGATTTTTCTCGACTCTCAGGAGCAATGCGTATTCTCGGTGCAGACAGTGAAAGTGCGAACGCCTCAATTGAGGGGATAGCAAAAACGCTGAAGGAGGCTAACAGCGGCTCAAATAGTCAGGTGCTTGGGGCTCTGGCACAGATTGGTGTTCAGATACAGAAAAACAATGATGGTTCCGTTGACACTCTGAAAACTTTACAGGAGATCGCACGCATATTCCCGACGTTACGCCCGGAACAGCAGAAGTCTGTTGCGGACTCGATGGGCTTTACCCCGGAGATGCTGGCTTTGATGCGTGAAGGTGAGCGCATGAAAGCTTTACTGGCAAAAGCTGATCAATTTGGTCTGACAGTTAATCCTGATTTGAATAAGCAATTGTCCGATATTAATGGCACGATGAATGAACTCAGTGCTGCATGGGACGGACTGTGGCAGCGCTCTAAAAATAAAACGATGGATTTCCTGCTCTCTGACGGTTCAATGAAAGATGGGATCGAGGGTGTGGCAGATTTGTTTACTAATGGTGACTTTACCGGGCTATCTCATGCGCTGGGTTTTGTCAGCAGTGATAACGCAAAAAAGCTGCGACGCATTCAGGGAGACAAAGAGCTTTATAATAGTTTGCCACGGAGTGAGCGCGGGGCGGTGGATACCGGATTTTATACCGACGCCGTCGGTAAACGATACGACGCGAATTACCTTGCGACAGATAATGCACTCCAGTTGCAGAACGATATGGCGTCTATTATCAGGCCTGATGTTGGCGGGAATAATTATGTTTCGTATAACCAGGGTGGGCAGTATGACTCTCTTCTTGATGAAGCCGGTAAACAATATGGTGTAGACCCTCGCTTGCTGAAGGCAATTATGACCCAGGAGTCAGGAGGTAACCCACAGGCCATCAGCAGGGTTGGAGCTAAGGGGTTGATGCAAATAATGCCTTCTAACTTCAGATCCACAGGGGTAACTGACTGGACTGACCCGCGCCAAAACATTATGGCGGGGGCGCAAATAATGTCTGAAAACCTTAAAAACTCCGGAGGGGATATTCCGCTGGCGCTGCGTTATTACAACGGAGGATATGATACCAGCAGGTGGGGAAGAGAAAACCAGGCATACCCGGGGGCAGTCTTGGGGCATTATCAGAGAATTATTAATGCAGAAAGCAACCAAGATAGTACTTTTACGGCTGATCAGGTTACTGATAATCAGACAGGAAGCGGAATAATCCAGTCAACAATGCAGGGTGAAACGTCAGGGAAAACACTGGTAGATAATCTGACACAGTCATTTAAAAGCGCAATGGATGAACAAAAAATGAAGCTTGAAATCACCATGGTTGACGGGAAAGGTGAGCGGAAAGAATACAGCTCAAGGGATGGCGGAAGGATCACACTGCCCATGCCTTACTGACAACAAAATAGTGTTCTCTTTCTGTGATGTTAACCGCCGCCTGGCGGTTTTTCTATTTCTGGAGGTCTGATGCCAATTATTCAGGATGCAATTACATCCCTGCTGGGTGGGGGGGCAAGTGATAACTGGCAGGGACTTATACGTGCGAGTTCTTTTCGTGGTGTCCCATTTGCCATCGTGATGGAGGAGGGGAGTCACGGAAGGCGTCAGGCGGTGCATGAATATCCTTATCGCGATACAGCATGGATAGAGGATCTTGGCCGGGGAACCCGTCGTTTCGTTATCCGTGGATTTCTCATCCAGAACAGTCAGGTTTACGGTGGCGGTGATGTAATCACCCAGCGTCAGTCGCTAGTTGCTGCCTGTGAAGAAAAGGGAAGCGGTACGCTGATTCATCCAACGCTGGGTGAGTTAACAGTATCCGTTCCTGAAAATGGTCTTCGTATTACCGGGGCGATGGATAGCGGTCGGGTATTTGAATTTACCCTGATGGTCATTGAATCAGGTCTAAAAGTGTTTGCTGTGACAGACAGCACCACTGCTGGCGATTCGGTTGGTACAAATTATCTGAAACTAGTGAGTACAGCTGTGACTAGTACGCTTGCGCGAATTAAGGGTGAAATTCGGGGAGTCACACAGGCTATTTATACTATTAAGGGAACAGTGACCTTCTGGACAAATATGGTGGATAACACCATCAGCGAAGTTACAAACGTAAGCAATGTTCTGAAATCCACTTTTGGCAACAGTCGGTATGGGCGTTACAGCAAAGGTGGTGTTGGGGGGAGCTCATCCGCTATTTTCGGTAATACCTCAACCACTGATATCGATAATGATCGGGACCTGACGGATCTGGTGATCGCGAAATCAGTGATGGATCGCAAAAACATCTCTGATACGGTTGGCGTCCTGAATAATTCGACTACTCCGGACGAATTTGTTCAGGGGGTGTCTGATGTTGTTAATGCGATCCTCAACAGCACCGGTAGCGTCAATGATCGCATTTCTGCACTTGAGAGACTGGCTAAATCTATCAGCACTGAGTACCAACAATCAGACAGTAGTAAGGCCGTATCAGAAAGCATGAATACACTGATTGTCGTATTGTGTTCAGGCGCTATGGCTTGCGCAGTAACTGATGCTAACCCGACAAGTCGCGAAGAGGCTGAACAGATAACTCAGCGTGTAACCAGGCAACTGGATACAGCACTGGTGCTCGCCGGTGATCGTGGTGATGATGATATGTACGTTTTGCTACTTGGAGTAAGGACATCATTTTTATCCACCATGAACGCTCGTTCATCAGGACTGAGTGAATTGATGGAGGTTACCAATATCAAGCCGCTTCCCGCTCTTACACTGGCAAACCGATTTTATCAGGATGTCTCCCGTGCTGATGAGCTGGTGCAGGAAGCTCGTGTTCCGCATCCGGCGTTTATGCCGATCACCATGAAGGTGTTAAAGCAATGAGTGCTGACAGCGATCATGAAGCCGTCACGCTGACGGTGGGAGGGAAAGTGATTGAAGGGTGGGATTCTGTTCGTATCACCCGTGGTATTGAACGCTTTCCTTCCGATTTCGATCTTGGCCTGATGGATTACTTTCCCGGTAGTGATGAAAAACAACTCGTCGAAGAAGGGATGCCCTGTACCGTTCGCATTGGTAATGACCTGACAGTAACGGGATATGTGGATGATTGGGAGCCTGCAATATCGCGTTCCCGTCATGAGGTGCGTGCGACGGGAAGAAGCAAATGCCAGGATCTGGTGGATTGCTCCGCCGAGTGGCCAAACAATGTCATAAACGCCAGCAATGCACTGGATATCACATCCAGGCTGGCGTCGCACTATGGTATTAGCGTTTCAACGGATGTTGATGACCTGGTGAAAGTTCCCCAGTTCACCATCAACTGGGGTGAGTCTCCGCAGGAAATTATTGATCGTGTGGCCCGCTGGTCAGCTCTGCTTTATTACGATCAGCCAGACGGTAGCCTGTTATTAACTCGTGTCGGAACGCACCGCGCTTCCAGTGGTATATCTGAAGGTATAAACGTCGAGCAGGCTTATTTCCGTACATCTATGGCGGACAGATTTTCTGACTACGTTGGTGTCTCGATGAGTGTGTCACCGATTGCCGGATATTCCCCGGATAGTGCCTATGATGCAGTGACGCTGGCAACAGCCAGAGACCCGGAAGCGGCCAGAATGCGTTACAGGAAACACATTTCAATTGTGGAAAGTACGTTGATGGCCACGCAACAGGCGCAACGTGCGATTGACTGGGAAATGAATCGCCGGTATGGACGTTCAAAACAACTTACCGTGACAATTGATTCATGGCGGGATAAAGACGGGAAGTTGTGGAAACCGAATACTCTGATCCCTGTCAACCTCCCGACACTCCGCCTCCCGGATACCGAAATGTTGTTGGCCGAAGTCACTTATATGCGGGATGACAATGGCACGCATGCGCGCATGACACTGATGCCGCCGGCGGCGTTTGCCGTCCAGCCATACGCATTTTACCAGCAGCTTGCGGGGTTCAATACATGAAGCAACTACTCAGGCATGCAGCGACCCGTATTGCAGGAATGCTGGGGATCGGGCGGATCACATCACAGAAAGACGGTGGTGTGGTACAGACGGTTCAGTACCAGACGCCACTGGAAGTGGCCTCTTCGCCACGAATGGCGGAGTTTGGTTTCTCTTCCGCTTTGCCAGTTGGCTCTGATGTTGTTCTTGCTTTTATGGGGGGGGATCGATCGAGTCCTGTTGTCATCGCGTCAAACCACCAGGGGTTCAGGCGGATCGGGCTGAATTCTGGCGAAACGGTTATTTATAACCAGTGGGGTCTTGAAGTCCTTCTGACAGAAAAAGGCGTATTCATTGACGCTAAAGGTCAGGATGTGGAGGTCAATAACGCAACAACAGTGACCATCAATGCCAGTGAGGGGGTGATGGCCAAAACCCCATGGCTCAAATGTACTGGTGATATTGTGGATCATTGTGAAACTAATACCCGAACTCTGAAAGAACTTCGCGACGCCTATAACGAGCACGACCACAAAGTTAAAAGTATTCAGTCAGGCAACGACGATATATCCAGCGAGAAAACAGAGGAGCAGGTGTCATGAGTGATATTTCCTCATTCTGGAATGTAGATGAAATGCTGGCTGAGTGGGAGAAGGGGCCGGGGGCCCTTGTCACCGGCTTTGATCTGCAGACTGCGATTATTATAAGCCTGTTTACCGACCGTCTTGCGCGTGCTGATGACAATTATGAAGACAGTGATCGCCGTGGCTGGTGGGGGGATGCTGGTGAGGACGGGCAACTCGGATCCAGACTTTGGCTGTTGCGGCGAGAGAAACTGACAACAGATGTGGCGAAGCGGGCAGAAGAATATGCTCACGAAGCACTGATTTGGCTGAAAAATGACGGGGTAATCAGTGCAGTGCTCCCTGCTGCTCAAATTGTCATGCCAAACAGGCTCAATCTCATCATCCGGTATTTATCACCGGACAAGGGGTGGCAGGAACTCAGATTTTACTGGATATGGGAGCAACTTAAACATGCCGTTTAAACGACAGACGCTGAGCGAGCTGCGTGATGAAAACCGCAAATTTATGCAGGCAGAACTGAAAGATGTGGGGGCGTTGCTCCGTTTTGCCAATCTGAAGGTGCTCGCCGATATGGATGCCGGTATGGCGCATTTGCATTACGCTTACCTGGATTATATTGCACTCCAGACTAACCCGTTTACTGCCACCGATGAGAATCTTGCGGGATGGATGGCGATGAAGACGGTCTACCGTAAACCCGCTTCTGCTGCTAGGTCCCCACAGGCCCAGGCTTCAGGGACGCCAGATACAATTATTCCTGCGGGGACTGTCCTTAACCGGGGGGACGGGTATCAGTACAGGACAGATACGGAGCTGAAAATTCAGGAGAACGGATATGGTTCCGTCGCGGTTACTGGTGTTTTACCGGATATATCCTCTGATGTGACTGGCGGTGGTGCCCGCGGGAATGCTGATGCCGGAACTATCCTGACTCTTGATGTCAACATTGCCGGAGTGGATACACAAGTGGTATTGCTGGCCGCTGCGACTGGTGGCGCGGACATCGAGGATGAAGAGGCGTTCCGTCAGCGTGGACTTCTGTCCTGGCAGAATCCTCCACAGGGTGGCAGTGATACAGATTATAAAAAATGGGCGCTGGAAGTCCCGGGTGTAACCCGCGCATGGGTAAAACGGCGCCTGAATGGAGCCGGTACGGTTGGGGTATACATCATGTGCGATGGAAATCTTAACGACGGGTTCCCGGTTGGTACTGACGGAATATCGCAACTTGAGGAGTGGGGGGCAGTGAAAGCAACGGGGGATCAACTGGCTGCTGCGGACCATATTTATCCTAAGCAAACCGATACAGCCATTATTTTTTTGTGTTCACCTGTCCGCAGAATCATTGATCTTGAAATCGAGGGAATCAAAGATGCCAGCAGTTCCACTGTACAGGCGATAAGATCCGCGCTGACTGATCTGTTTTTTGAAGAATCAAATCCCGATGGAATAGGGAAAATTTACCTCTCGGACATCAACAAAAGTATTGCGGCCGTGAATGGAACAACGGGATATATCCTGAACTCCCCTGCAGAAAATATTGCATTTGTCACAGGTGAAATTCCGGTGCTGGGGGAGGTTAATTTTGTATGAGTCGTTATTCGTATTCTGATTATTCTGATGCACTCAGCGCATTGCTACCAACAGGAAGGGCGTGGCCGCGTGCGACGAAAACGGTACAGGCTGCTGTCCTCCGGGCTCTCGGGCGTTCATTTCAGCGTTCTGATGAGGGGGCTGTTAATCTCATCGCAGGGGCATTCCCTCCAACAGCGACAGTTATGCTTTCTGAGTGGGAAAGTTCTCTTGGTTTACCGGATGATTGCTCAATTAGCGAAGTTGGGGGTATAAGCGATCGCCAGCGCGCTGTGGTGGCAAAATTAATCAGTACCGGTGGGCTGAATCGCGATTACTACATTCGTGTAGCAGCTGTGCTGGGATATGACATTACTATTACCCAGTTTCGTCCTGCAATGTGTGGGATGTCAGCATGTGGTGATGCTCTGAACAGAGACGAATGGCCGTTTACATGGCGAATCAATGCACCGGAGAGCACTATCAAATACGCGCTGGCAGGCGCATCTTACTGTGGTGACCCTCTGGCATCCTGGGGTAATAAACAACTGGAATGCGCGATCAGTAAAATTGTCCCCTCTCATCTGAACATCATTTTTAACTATTCATAACGCATATATCTCCTGAAATATTTATCGCTTAATAAGAAGTGAGGATTAATCATGCTCAGAATCGGGCAAGTTGAAACTACCGCTACATCTGATGGTTTATACACAGATGGCAGTGTTGCTGGTGGTATTGCTGCTACACGCCTGCGCGCAGCCGCCTTTAACGCAATGCAGGAGGAGTTGGCGCACATCGTTGAGGAGGGGGGGGATGCTCTTTCAATCGATGATATGACTCAGGTGCTGAAGGCTTTGAAAAAGCTTTTTCTGAGCCGCTCAAATCCATTCGGAGACATCGCTCTGGATGGTCCAGAGGCAATTGCATTGGCTCTATCAAACCTTGGTTTGGGAGCAGCAGCAAAAAGGGATGTCGGAACAGGGGGAAACCAGATACCGGACATGTCATCGTTTGGGAGGAGCGCTTTATCACCGACTACGCAGGGGTATTTTTCACTACCTAGCGGAATTATAGTGCAGTGGGGAACTATTGAGCCATTGTCATCTGACGTAACAACAACACTTCCGATTCCTTTCCCTACAGCTTTTCTTGCTATAATTTCATCTTCTGGATATACGCCTGGGGCAGGGACTGGAGGCATTTCATATATAGGGACATCTTTAGCATCCGCAAATAGAACAACATTTACATCTAGAAACTCAAGTCCGACACTCGGTGGACGATACTTAGCCTTGGGGTATTAATATGACTACGATATATTACAGCGCGATATATAATGCATTTTACCCAGAGGATCTTAAAGATAGGTATAAACTTTCAAATACTTGGCCTAAGGATGCAAAAGAAGTTGACCTGGCCGTCTTTGAAGAGTTTGCTCTTAGCATAGCTCCAGAGGGAAAAATTAGAGCACCAAATGAAAAAGGCCTTCCCTCGTGGAGAGAAAAGCCTCCTAGAAGTATTGCAGATACTATCTATGCTGATGAAGTAAAAAAAGCATCTTTAATTGCTGAGGCATCCAAAAAGATTGAACCATTGCAGGACGCTGAGGACCTGCAGATGGCTACTGAGAGTGAATCAAAAATGCTATTGGCGTGGAAAAAATACCGCGTCATGGTCAATAGAATCACTCCAGATGGAGTTTCACCTATAGAGTGGCCTGAGGAGCCAACCGAATAACTAGGTATCAGTAGTAAAAACATGAGCGTTATTAAGAACTCATTTTTAGAATCTAATAAGTCTCATTAATAGTTCGCGCTGCTGCTTCGGCTTTTCCAGAATGGAACCGAACAGTTTCGCGAACAAAACGCAAAGAACAATAGCACCAGTTGATAACAGATACTTGTAATTCAGAGCATGGCTAGCATAATTACTCAATATTAACCATGAAAAAACAATTATCGGAAAATGCGTGATATACAATGAATAAGATGATGAGGAAATGCAATTAAACCATCTTAAATAACCTCCGTACAACCCTACATAGTTAAGAGATAAGGCAAAGAACAGCCCAAGTGGGATTTTATAATACATCCAGTCTCCACTTCTGTCGAGATTCTGTCTAATCTTAATTATTGAATCTGACCAATCGGTTTGATACCCTATAGTTAATATTGTTATAGTTAAAGCGAAAATAAGTAAACATGGTGTCTTTGCTATGAGGTCATTTAGCAGGTAACTTGCTGAACCAAATGCAAAGCATATAAATGCTATTGTTGATATGCTTAATGTAGTTGATAGATCTATAGAGTACAGGTAGGACAGTAGGGAAATTATGCATGTTATTTTGATTAATATGCTTTTTGTTGATATTGATGTCGCTATAAGCCCTGCAATAACATAAAATTGAATCTCATACACAAGACTCCATAGCGCACCATTAACATTGCTTGCCCCTCCACTTAAATTACCATATATAGTTAGGGTGGCAATTGCTTTAAACTGACCTATGATATCAGGATCGAAAAGCGACCTGATGTAGTATCTGAAATCACCTGATACTCTATCTGCTCCAAAATACTGCAACACAAGCATCATAAACGCAGTAAGTAAAATTACCCCAATAAGCGGTGGAAGTATTCTCAATGCTCTTGATGTTATATATTCAAAAGCAACGAATCGATGATGTCTCTTGATATTCTCAGTAATACTTATTGTTATTACATAACCACTTAATGTAAAAAACATCAACACCGAGAAATGTGCAGCCAATCCAAGGTAAGTGTTAATAATGGACTCTGTGCCATCCTGTGAGTAGAGGAATGCAGCCGCTGAATGTTGCATCACGACAATCAGAGAGAGGAATCCTCTCAGAGAATCAAGGTGATAAGAATGCTTCATTTTTATTCCGTACAGTCAAACTATCAACAAATTTGTAAGATTGTATCAGAGCATAGCCTTTATCTGACACCTTTTATACCGTGTAAATGCTAAATGACATGTGTGCATTAGGAAAAGAGAACTTGATCGGAATGATGAATAAACGATGCTGTATGTAAAAACAGTGTTGTTAGGGGCATATCATGGGATTCCCATCACCAGCAGCAGACTACGTAGAACATCGTATGTCGCTTGACCAGCGCATTATAACCAGCCCAGCAGCAACGTACTTCATGAGAGCAGGAGCGACGCATTATCGAGAGGGTATTCTTAGCGGAGCACTTTTGGTAGTGAATGCGTCGCTATCCCCTTGTGACGGTTCTTTGCTCGTATGTGACGAGGAAGGAGAATTAAGGATTAAGCGATACCGGATGTATCCGCATCCGTATCTGGAAAATCTGGAGAACGGGAAGTGTGAAGAGGTAACAGGACAAACTGGTGACTACAACGTGTCATCACAGGTGTTCGGGATGATCACCTGCATCATCAACGATGCTCGCTCTGGTGAGTTTGATGATTGCCCTGTCATTTAATATGACGGTGGTTTCACCCCCATTTAACCCCAGTTTCACCCCGTACAAATTTCAGGCATAAAAAACCAGCCATAACAGGCTGGTTCTTAAGGAGTATTTTGGTCGGCACGAGAGGATTTGAACCTCCGACCCCCGACACCCCATGTCAGTTACTATAGGTTGTAATATTTTTTAAGAGCCTCAGTTGCTGCTTGAGTTGCCGCAGCTATCCCTATGCCTAAAGTCCCATGAGCTGCTTTATTCGCAATGTTAGCCAGCCATTTACTAACAGATTGACCATAGTCACCACGTTTATTAGCTATCGGGCCATCTTCATCAATAGCAATTTCTAAATCGTCAACATCAGATTTAGGGAACCCCTGAGCTGAAAGATACTCTTTCAATGACGTAATGTCGTTTTTTACTATGTTGTTATTGACTGAAAATGAGTTTTCATTTCCGAAGTTTATGACGGTATTGTCTCCAAAAATTGAGTTACGGAACAATGAAGACGTATCAATATTTTTAAGTTTTTCTTTCATATTTTTTTCGTCAGAAATTTCAGAAACTTGATCCGAAAGCTCAAGTATGAAATCAAGCAGCCTCGACCTTACCTGAGTTAATATGGAAGTGAAGTTATGTAGCGGAATCTCTTTATAACACCGTGTTAACTCATAGCCTTTATCGATACCTTTGCAATATTTAACTAACGCGTAATCCAAAGGAATTGGCTGTTGAAGGGTTTGGCTATCGCCAGCGTTTGTTACCAGGTTTTCAATTTGACTGATTGAAAGCCGCACTTCGCTCCTTGTGGCATCTTCATAGTCATCATCACTTAGATAACCAATCGGTAACGGGAAAGCCCTATAAAGACGAACGCTGTTGTTCAGATCTGCAAGAATTCTTGTGCCAACAAATCGATAATCGGGTAGGGGAACAGAATCAGGATAGCCATCGATTTCATGGTTTACCCAGGCCGCGAGCTCCTTCTTTCCAATAGAAAAGAGAAGGATCTTCGTTTTCATGAGAGCATTAGTTGTGCCTTCATCACCAGAACTGAGTATCTGAATGATTTCTTGCAGTTGATTCAT